CCCCTTTTTAAAATTTAGGAGATTAATTATGACAATGCAATATGACGTAAAATCGGCCCATTTTAGTGGTAATGGTTTTGCTGTAAATGGTCGTGTACGCCTTAAAAACTTAATTTACTTAGGTACTGGTACAGCCGGCGGTATTGACGTATTTGATACCAGCACAGCCCCAGTTAGTGCTACTTATGGGCGTTCAGGTTCTACAATTACAGTAACTTCAACAGCCCACGGGTTAACAACAGGGCAGTATGTAGGTATTACTTATAACCCAGCTAGCGGCGTATCCTCAGTTGCAGGTAACTACCCAATTACTGTTGTAGATGCTAATACTTTTACAATTACTGATATTAACTCTGGCACAATTGCTACTGGTACTGTTTGCGTATATTCTGGAACCGGTCGTTGGATGGCTGGATATAATACAGGCACTGCAGTTCAGCCATTCCAAGTTATTTTTTCTGGCGAAGGCGTGTTAGCGCGAAACGGTCTTTACGTAGTTCAAACTAACATTAACTTCCAGACTATTCAGTATGGCTAAAAAGACTCCATCTCTCGCAGTGGGTCGTGGTGAGAAACTCCCAGTCTCGAAAGGGGCTGGTCTTACCGCTAAAGGGCGCGCTAAGTATAATGCTGCTACGGGTAGTAATTTAAAAGCCCCACAACCTGAAGGCGGGCCACGCAAGAAGTCTTTTTGCGCCCGTATGTCTGGTATGCCGGGTCCGATGAAAGATGAAAACGGCAAGCCTACAAGGAAGGCCGCTAGTTTAAAACGGTGGAAATGCTCATGAACGATATTGACCCAATTTCAACGGCTAGAGAACTGGCTACCCATGCTAACGACATTTCACATTTGCAAGAAGACATGGATAAAATGGTTAAGGAAATGCAGGAAATTAAAACTGCAATTCAGTCAATTGAAAAGACCTTGGCTACTGCTCATGGTGGATGGAAAATGTTTTTAGGTATTGGCGGCGCATTTGCTATGATTGGTGCGGCATTGGGTTGGATTATTGAAAAGGCTTTAAAGTAATGCCAAGTAAATCTCAAGCACAACACAACTTTATGGAAATGGTTGCGCATAACCCCAAGATGGCTAAAAAAGTTGGCGTTCCCCAGTCTGTAGGTAAAGACTTTGCTGCCGCAGATAAAGGTAAGAAGTTTGCAGAAGGTGGCATGCCACAAGATATTAACAAACAAAAGACTCACCATACTTCTGGTGGAGTTCCCAATTTTAGTATTAAGAAATATGCAGGATTAAAAGGAGGCGGTATGGCCAAAGATATAGAATCAAAAGCAGAAATGCGCAAAGAAATGGCAGAAGACAAAAAGCAAGACGTCGCCATGATTAAGAAAGCTTTTAAAGAGCATGATGCTCAAGAACACAAAGGTGGTAAGGGTACTAAGATTACCCTTAAAAAAGGCGGTTCTATTAAAGAAGCTGCTATTGGCTCTGCTAAAATGGGTTCAGTAAAAACCAGTTCCAACCGCGATGGGATTGCTCAGCGTGGCCGTACTAAAGGTAAAGTCTGTTAATTAAGGAGAAGTAAAAATGACTATTAAAGAACAAGCAATGGGTCCAGCAGGTATGGATGCAGATGTAGAAAAGTTTCCACAATTTGAAGCACACGATGCTGCAATGAAAAAACATGCTGGCGCACATAAGCCACAGCATGAAATGATTGCTGAACACAAAGCTGGTCATATGGCTCACCACGAAGCAGTTGCTAAGATGTGCGGCGGCGGTATGGCTAAAGCTAAGAAGAAGTAATCATGGGCGAATTCTCTAAAGAAGAGCTATCTAAGATTAAGGTTAAGGAAGCCGATTGGAAAGCTAAAGCCGATGCTAAAGCAGCTGTTAAAGATGCTGCTCTAGTAAATAAGGTTAGAAGCGCCATGGGTATGAACCAACCAGCTCCAGCTCCAGCTCCAGCACCTGTAGATACTATGGGTAATGTTGCGGGCGCAGCCACAGGCATGAAAAAGGGTGGTAAAGTCGCTGGCAAATTAGCTACTCGTGGATACGGTATTTCAAAATGAAGTCCTCTAGGGGTATGGGCGCAGTGCGCCCCAGTAAACTTCCAAAGGCTTCTGAGTCTGCTGTATTAGCCAAAGGTGGTAAAATTGGGCTATATGAGAATATTCATAAAAAACAAGCACGTATTGCAGCTGGCTCTGGTGAAAAGATGCGTAAGCCTGGGTCTAAGGGTGCGCCTACTAAAGCGGACTTTGTTAAATCTGCTAAAACTGCAAGGAAAAAATAATGGCTACTAAGAATTGGATTGCTGGCGCTATTAAGAAGCCAGGCGCACTACGTAAAGAATTAGGTGCTAAAGAAGGTAAGACTATTCCAGCTAAGAAGTTAGCTGCAGCCGCTAAGAAGCCTGGTAAAATAGGCCAACGAGCACGTCTTGCTGAAACCCTAAAAGGAATGAAAAAGTGATTAAAAAATTCTTAACATGGGTATTAGATTTATTTAAAAAGCCACAAGAGGAAATCAACCCTTGTACTGAAGTTTGGCCTTTTCCAGTACCAGCAGAAAAGAAGAAACCAGTATTAAAGAAAGCCACAACCCGTAAGGCTAAACCAGCAGCAAAAAAACCGGCAGTTGTTGCTAAAACTGCTGCTAAAAAGACCGCTAAAAAGAAAGTGAAGTAATGACTACTTCTGGTACCTCGTCATTTAATCTAGATTTATCTGAGATAGTCGAAGAAGCTTTTGAGCGTTGTGGCTCAGAGCTTCGTACTGGTTATGACTTGCGTACTGCACGCCGTTCTTTAAACCTACTTACTATTGAGTGGGCAAACCGTGGCATTAACCTATGGACCATTGAACAGGGTGTAATACCCATGATTCAGGGAGTAAACACATATGATTTACCCATTGACACAATTGACTTATTGGAACACCAAATCCGTACAAACGCTGGTCAGCAAAATAATCAGACCGATATCACCATCAGTCGCATCAGTGTATCTACCTACTCTACAATTCCTAATAAGCTAGCCCAAGGGCGCCCTATTCAAGTTTGGATTAACCGCCAAAGCGGTGCACAATATCCATTACCAGGACCTAATGGCACAGACCCAGTTACAGGTATTGATGCCCCTAAAATTGTTGTTTGGCCAACACCAGACCAAGGCACTGCTCAAGTCCCTTATTATCAATTTGTTTATTGGCGTATGCGCCGTATTCAAGATGCAGGTGGTGGTGTGAATACCCAAGACATCCCTTTCCGCTTTGTTAATTGCATGGTAGCAGGCTTAGCTTGGTATTTGGCAGCTAAGATACCAACGGTTACTATGGACCGTGCACAAGCCCTAAAAGCTGAATATGAGCAACAGTTCCAATTGGCAGCAGAAGAGGATAGAGAAAAGGCGCCGATTAGGTTTATCCCTCGTCAGACTTATTTAGGTAACGGCTAATGACTACGATGTTCGCCTCCGGGCGTTTTGCCATTGCTGAATGCGATAGATGTGGCTTTAGATTTAAGCTTAAGCAGTTGAAAAAACTGACTATTAAGACTAAGAATGTTAGTATAAAAGTATGCTCCGAGTGTTGGGAAATGGACCAGCCTCAGTTACAATTAGGGATGTACCCCGTGAACGACCCACAGGCTGTACGGGAACCAAGACGAGATAATAGTTATTATCAATCTGGTAATACTGGTTTAGATGTATTTGTTAATGGTGGTATAGGTGTTTTAGCCAATGGTACGCCTAGCGGTGGTAGTAGGGTAATTCAATGGTCTTGGAATCCTGTTGGGCAATCTTATGACTATGGGGAAACCCCAAATAGCTTAGTAGCAGTAACTGCGGTAGGGCAGGTAACAATTAATTAATTAGGAGTAGGACATGGCAAGAGGCGATGGTATTGCAAAAAAGGGACACACAGTAGGTAAAAACCTAGGTGATGATGGCCCATCCGCAAAAATTATGAAAGCAAAGAAAAGTCTTGGCGTATCTAATGAAGAACGCAAAGCTGACGGTATGAACCGTGCTAAGCTAGTTAATCAGTTTGGTTCTACTGGCCTAAAAGGTAAAGGACGTTAATCATGGTTGCTCAAGTTAAACCTACAAAAAAGAACAGCCCTGCTGTTAAAGTTGGTAGAAACCCTGATAATTTGCCAGCAGATAGCTATGCTAAACCTCATACAATGAGCGGTAAAGCCGTTGGTAATCAGTTACCTGCTATATCTACAAAATCTGGTAAAGACTTTATGAATGAGTCTAATATTTCTGTTGGTAATGTAAGCAAAGGTAATTACCCTGCTGAAAAAACTACAGGTGTTGAAACTCGCGGTAATGGCGCAGCTACTAAAGGCCGCAAAGCATATGGTCCTTTGGCCTAAGGGTAAACCCGAATGAACTATGTCCAGCTGTATCAAGCTATACAAGACTATAGTGAGAATACTGAACCGCTATTTGTAACAAATATCCCACGCTTTGTTCAAGAGGCAGAAGATAGGATTTACAACAGTGTTCAGATTCCATCGCTTCGTAAGAACGTTACAGGTAACTGCAGTGCGGGCAACCAATATTTGTCTTTACCAGCTGATTATCTATCTACCTATTCGATTGCCGTGGTTGATTCTGGTGGTAACTATAACTACCTACTTAACAAAGATGTTAACTTTCTACGAGAAGCCTATCCAGCTACAGTTTTAACTAACGGCTCTTATCAGGGTACTCCACAGTCTATTCCTAAGTATTATGCGCTATTTGGTAATCAATATGGCAATCTAGATGCCTTGTCTTTGATTATGGCTCCTACACCTGATTCAAGCTACCCAGTAGAGATGCATTATTTTTATTATCCAGTTTCTATAGTTCAAGGCGTAATTGCTACAGTTACGATAGCTAACGCAGGTTCTGGATATACTAACGGCAACTACCAAGATATTGCCTTGACTGGTGGAAATGGGGTTGATGCTACAGCTACAATTACTGTTTCTGGTGGTGTTGTTACTTCTGTAGTTCTGGGTAATGGCGGTAGCTTTTATATTGCTGGAGACACCCTAAGCGCAGCTACTAGCGACCTTGGAGGGACTGGTTCAGGTCTTTCTATTAATGTAGCCACTGTAAATAACCCCAATGGTGTTAGCTGGCTTGGCGATAATTATGATGCCGTTCTGCTGTATGGTTCTCTACGTGAAGCTATTTTGTTCATGAAGGGTGAACAGGATATGGTTAGCTATTACGAGAAGATGTACGCAGAAGCTCTTGCGCAGCTTAAACGTCTTGGTGATTCGTTAGAAAGAAATGACGCATACCGTAAAGGCCAGACCAGTTTGCCTTATAATCAAGCATGATAAAAATTAATAGACAAGAAGCTAAAAAACAAGGGTTGCCTACTTGTTATGGTTCAGTGTGTCTTAAACATCCAGAATTAGAAGGGTTACGTAGGGTATCTGGTGCATGTATAGAGTGTGCTCGTCTAGCATTAAAACAGCGTAGAGTAAATAAAAAAGATTTAATGCGGGTATATAGTAAAACTGCATACGAAAAACAAAAAGCTGACCCGGTATTGTGGGCAAAAAAACTAGCTGCTGATAAAGAGTACCGAAAGGCTAATAGGGAAAAAGTGTATGCTATGCAGGCAGAATGGAGCAAACGCAACCCTGAAAAAGTTAAAGCTACAGCAAAACGTAACCGCCAAAATAACAAAGCTATGCGGAACGCTAATACCGTTAAAAGAAGGCTTTCTAAGCTAAATAGAACCCCAGCATGGCTTACAGATATCGACTATGAGCGTATTCAAAACGAATACAAATTAGCCGTATTACTGACAAAAGTCGAGGGAGTACAATGGACGGTAGACCATATCATCCCACTACAAGGTGAATTAGTATCAGGGCTTCATGTGCCTAGTAATCTACAGGTTATGAGAGCTTCAGAAAATTACTCTAAACGTAATAAATTTGAGGTTACTCTATGATTTCTCAAGGCCAGTGCAATATATTTAAACAAAACTGCCTAAGCGGGTTGGAGAACTTTGCTGCTGGTACAAGCTATACCTATAAGATTGCCCTTTATACATCCTTAGCTAATCTAACCCCAGATACCGTTGCTTATACTACTACAGGCGAGATTACTGGGTCTGGATACACTGCTGGCGGTAAAGTTTTGACTATTAGCCAAGTACCCACTTATGATGCTTCAAATGATACGGCTTATATTAATTTTTCTAACGTAATTTGGAACCCAGCTTCCTTTACTACTAGATGCGCTTTAATATATAATTCAACTACTGGAGCGGCTGTAGCGGTGTTGGATTTTGGTTCAGATAAGACAAATACAGCAGCAGGTACTTTTACTGTGACTTTTCCAACAGCAACATCAACAACTTCTATTTTAAGGATATCTTAACATGAGCATTGAACAATCAAACTTTGGTGACGCTTCTAGCGCATCAGTAACCCGTGGCACACAGCATGATGAGACTTTGGGAATCCAAGGTTGGTACGATGTTAAGTGCTACGATGCAGACGGCAATCTAAAATGGGAAGATAAAGCTCCTAACTTAGTTACCGCTGTAGGTAAGCAAGCATTATTTGACTACTACTTTGGTGCTACTGGCACTGCTGGTGGTACAGCTTCTGGCGCTAACTACTTAGGTCTTTGCGGTGGTACAGCTACTTACACAGC